GAAATAGAGGTATCTGAGGTATCCAGGTGTCATCCCTTATCAGCTACCAAAAAAAGGTTACTTTTAACAATTATTAGAGGTATCCAAAAGTATCCTTTTTAGCAAACCGAAAACAGAAAGCTTGATTTTTTGCATTTTATGCAAATGTCTGGTAAAAAACACCTATATAAATAAGCTTTTATGGAACAACAGAAACAAACTGAAACAAAAGAAGTGACTATTCCCTCTGGTTTGTCGGATTCTTTGTTTGATCCCAAGATTACAGGGAAACAAAGAAAATTTATTATATTGTTAGTCCATTCTGAGGGATTAAAAACTGCCATGCATTGTGCCATTGAGGCTGGATACGCAAAAGGATCTGCCGTGGTTCGTGCATCGGAGCTGCAGAATCCTCAGAAGTTTCCATTGGTTGCAAAAGCCATTGAAGATGAGCGAAGGGCCATTGTTGAAAGGTACAAATGCACACAGGAAAGATCACTTTCTACATTAGCAAGAATTAGGGATCAGGCCAGTACGTCAGGGAATTGGAATGCTGCGGTGACGGCAGAGACTCGGAGAGGTCAGATCGCAGGATTGTATGTTGACAAAAAAGAAATTCTTACAGGAACGATTGATTCAATGAGCCGGGATGATGTTGAGGCTAAGTTGCAACAGCTTAAAGAACAGTACAGTATTGCAGCTGATTTCGAGGTTTTAAAGGAAATGAAAAAAGTTGAAAAAAAGTCTTGACTATCTAATAAAGTGGGAGTATATACTAATCATGTGTAGCTGTAGCACATATAAAAAAAAGACAGTAAACACGGTGCCTGGTACTTTTTTTGCACCCAGCTAGATGAAGCTAGGATAAAACTGCAAGGGTGGCCTAGACCAAAGTCTGTTGCCAGGCATCATTAAAAAGGGAGAAAGTCATGACGGACAAAGAAATAATTGAAAAAATAAGAGAGATGCTTGAAACCAATACTCGGGTTAATTGGGCACACGCTGATTATACACCAGAGGAGGAATATCAAAATGTGCTAGACGAACTCGATAAAATGGTAGCAGATCAAAAAACAAGTGAATACAATAAGGGCTGGAATGACGCTTTAACCAAAGCACAGGAAATTGTTGGAGCAAATAGTAAATGAGTACCAATGGTAAAATTATTTCCCCTATGGATAAGGAGGAAGTGTTATTCTGGTGGCGTGTAAAGCGTTTAAAGAAAATGATAAAAGCCAGAGGATTAGTAGGTGATGTAGTTGGTTGTGCTATGTGGACGGATAAACTATATGAGTTGTCCAAGAATATTGACAAGAGGAGGTATGCGCATGGTAGATAAAAGAGATTCAATTCCTTTAGGGGATTGCAAAGATAAAATAACTGCTGATGTTGACAGGGAGTGGTGGACGTTGATTATTGCTTCTTTGATGTGGGGCAGCTGGAAAATACTTTTTGTCATTATTGTAATTTTAGTTTTAATTTTTTAATGAAACCAGAGTCTAAACTTTGGCATTTGATGAAAGAAAATATGCCAGATATATTTTGGACTCGTTTTGAGAATTGGGCTACACCTGGTGTTCCTGATGTTCATGGAATAAAAGACAGCATTCCTTTCTGGGTGGAACTAAAAGTAATTACAAGTAAGAAGATTAATTTACGGCCTCACCAAATAATGTGGAACTATAAGTATAGTTTGCGTGGTGGCAGAAGTTTTATCATGGCCCAGACCCTCTCTCAGAGCTTACTCTGTGTCTTTCCAGGAGCCGTTGTCCATTCCATTGCGAGCGAAGGCGCATTGGCCACGCCCAGTTGGTCATTCCCACTGGTTCCCTGGCCCAGGGAGCAGCTGGCGTCCCTCTTCCTCCATTCTGCATTGCCCATTCCCCCAGCCCACTCCTAGTCAGTAATAAAATGGGACGGTCTTCCGGGCGCATCCTGTGTCAGGAGATGTTCTCCATTGTCCATTGGCGAAAAACAGCCACGAACTGCGGTAGTATAAGGTGAGTCCGGCGTACCAGGCAGGATGCCGCACGGGAAGTGTCCATTTCCATTACGCATTGTCGCCGTTTTCCGCCACTTATTTGTTATTTAGGTGCAGCTCCCCAGCCCAGTCCCTCCCGGGGAAGCAGGTGGTTGTTGAATTTGCATTGGCTGATTTCCGCCATCTTCAAGGGTGATGAGCGACGATCCGGACGCAGCAGCGCGCAGCTGGTCAGGGATCTCCATTGTCCATTGCCCGAGTTTCTCGCCACTCTACTGTAGTATAGTCAGGGATGGTCCCTGTGCAGGACTGGCACTTCAGTCAGGAAAAATAAAAAAAATAAAACTTGACTATGGGATAAGATGGGAGTATAAAGAAATCTAATAATCAGAAATGGAGAAAGATATGGTATTATCTGATGAAAATATGGACATGGTATGTGCCACATTAAAAGGCATTACCGAAGCTCTCAATAGAAATAATGCAACGCTGGAAAAGATTCTAGGGCATTATAATTCTGTTGTTCCTCCCATGAAAGAGGGAGCAGACAGAGCCAACCGAATAAATCGGGAAGCTGAAATTCAAAATGGGGGAGGCTATATCGAAAACTAAAAAATATTTTTTCACTATTAACTCCTTAAAGGCGAGGTCAATCCTCGCCTTTTTTATTGTCCATTGTCCATTGCTCGCCTTCGGTGGCTAGTATAGTATAGTTAAGGAGCTCTCAACGCACGCAGCAGCTGACTGGGGTGACGGAAGTTCTTTTGGTTTTACCCTTGACTAACGGATAAAGTGGGACTATATAAGTAACAGGATCAGGTGAGCACTAATAGCCTAGGCCTGAAGACCAGGAGACTGCGTCCGCTTCTAGAAACCGTTTAATATACCGTGAAAAGGACGCATTAAAACAGGAAGGAAAAGAATGAACACAAGTACAAAACGTTTACATAGCTGCGCGCAGCTGGTTCAAGGAGAATTTGAAGACAGGTTGAAAGATCTCAAGACAGTGGAGGGGCTTTGCTTTGATTACGTGGAGCCGAAGACCTGGGACGACCAACTTGAAGGCTACTGGCGTTGGCAGCTCTCCTGGGGAGGCCCTGGCGATGAGTTCAGGATCTACATTAATCCGGATAAGAGTGTCCATCGCATTGAATACTGGTACCTGGACTGGTACGACGGTGCTAAGGTGACCCTGAGCCCGCAGCAGCATGCTGAAGCGTGGAGTCATCTGGAAGATATGGTGGAGGCGACTTAATTTGCATTACTTCTACATTCTTTTAATTGTTTACATTGGCGCATTTCTCTGCTTCCCGCAGCCGGTCCTGGCGTTTACCATCCTGCTGGCTGCTGGGCTCATGAACCTGGTGGACTGGACTACGATTCCCTGGTCGCCGTAGCTGCATAGTAAACTATTTCCTATGCGTGATCCCGAAAAGTATTTACGGGATCACGCATAAAGAGAATATCTCCATTCCATTGTACATCGGGCGAATTTCCCCTGTCTATAGTATAGTTTAGGATGGGCCCACGGGAACCGGCACTTCAGTCGCTCCATTCCATTGACCACGTTTCGTTGTTTTCTGCCCTTTAGTATGGTGAGTCTTCGCCGACCAGGCATGAAGAGAACATCTCCATCAGCTACATTCGTGGATTTCCGCCCTTATTTGCGTGATGACTGTGCTTCCCCGGGCGCAGCTACCTCCATTCCATTGGAACTCGGTGAATTTCCTCGTCTAGTATAGTATACCGAAGCCCAGCAGGTGAGTGGAAGGTCGGTTGGAAAAATAAATAAATTATTTTATTGACAAATGAAGTGGGATAATATATAAGGGATATAATTAACTAGAAAGTCGAAAGGATAACAAATGACAAAAGCTGTTAATATATTAAGTGTTTTAGAAAAAGCTCATCAAGGTAAGAATATGAGCAAGAAAGCTAAAATGCAAATTGCAGACGCTTATGGCAGAGCGTTAATAATGCAAAAGATCATCGCTGACTTCTTAAAAGTAAATCGTCAATTATTAATTGATATGGGTATCAGCGAAAACGCCAACCTCTTACATGGCAAAGATTACTCTTTACATATCTCTCAAAAGATTGGTGCAAAGATTGATACTGCTTTAGTAAAAGAAAAACTTGGCGAGTTGGAATACCACAAATGCAAAGTTCCAACACAATATAAAACTATTCAAGCTATGGCAATAGATGACAAGCGAGTGGCTATAGATTCTGGTCGTTACTCAACTAGAGAATTATCTGATTTTCAATTAGCTGTTTAATATTATTTTCTGGTGAAAAAGGGCAAAGGAAACTTTGCCCTTTTTTTATGTCCATTGCATTGTCGATCAAGAAACTTGGAAGTGGGTATTAGTATAGTTAAGGCTTCCCCAGGGGGTGTGGAAGATTGTGTTCCTCCATTCCATTGAAACCAGGGAATTCCTTGCTTTATAGTAGTAGTGTTCCCGCGCAGCTGGCAGCAGCTGACCTCCATTCCATTGTCACCCAAGAAACTTGGAGTACTATAGTATAGTAAAGTTCCCCGCACGGCGTTCTGACTTTTGTCAAGTAAAAAAATAAAAAGAAAAAAGATAAATTAAAGTTTGACTATCAAATGTAATGGGATTAATAAGGTAGATAGAAAGAGAGGTCATAAATGCCAGATAATAATAATGACTTACAAAATAGACTAACAGTTTTAAATCAGACAATCGGTTTAAGACAAAACACTCAACCAACTAATCCTAATAATACTGATGTTGATAACCAACAAGAAAGTATTACTATTAATTTGAATTGGAAAGCACTCTATAAATGGTTAGAGTCAGAGGTTGAGGAATTAATACTTAACCCCAATGCAAGTGCAGAGGTTAAGGCTTGGGCAGAGAATTTAATTGCTAATGGTCAAGCTAAGATGAGGGAGTTTCAAAACAGATGAATAAACATATTAAAATGATTATGTTAATGGTTTGCTCTTTAATGATCGCTTTCCTATTAACCGACTATAACTTTATGAAATACACACTACTTAATGATGTAGTGTTGATAATTTTATCTATTTGTTGGATCAAGTCCTATGAATTTGTACACGATACTGAATAGTTTCCTCTAGGGGACTGGCAGAAGGGCGGTTTATCCGCCCTTTTTTTATGCCTGAACAGGCAACTCCGCCTGCTTCCTCCAGAGCTTTAGGTACTTACGATCGACTTCAAACACCAAATACAGTATGTTAACACCCCTACACCCCCTAAATGCAGCTGGTCGCTCGAGAGTTTCCCTTTAGTGGAGAGTTTTACACGAACAGAGATTATGTTATAACTTTTTTATGATTTCAAAAACAATTCCAACTGACTTATTAAAATATGAATTAAGGAATCTTCAACTAAAAGTGGCTAAGGAGTCCCGTTCCTCCTTCTTAACTTTTGTAAAAAAAGTATGGCCTGAATTTATTGTAGGTTCACATCATCGTGTTATTGCAAAAAAACTTGAAGCTGTTTCACGTGGAGAGATTAAACGCTTAATTGTTAATATGCCTCCTAGACATACCAAATCAGAGTTTGCTTCTAATTTGTTTCCTGGTTGGATGATGGGGCTGAACCCTAAATTAAAAATTATTCAAACTACCCATACCGCAGAGCTTTCCTATCGATTTGGTAGAAAAGTGCGTAATCTTTTTGAGCAACAGGATTTTAAGGATGTTTTCCCTGGTGTGACTTTATCACAGGATTCCAAGGCCGCGGGCCGTTGGGAGACAAACAAGGGCGGGGAGTACTTCGCTGCGGGAACGGGGGGCGCGATCACCGGTCGTGGAGCCGATTTGCTGGTCATTGATGATCCCCACTCCGAGCAGGATGCCCTTTCTGAGACAGCTTTGGACAACGCATGGGAATGGTATACCTCAGGACCGAGGCAGAGGCTTCAGCCTGGTGGTGCCATCGTTATTGTCATGACGAGATGGAGCATGAAGGATTTGACGGGAATGCTTCTCAAAGCCCAGAGCGAGCCGAAGGCGGATCAGTGGGAGATTGTGGAGTTTCCGGCCATCCTTAATGACAAGCCGATGTGGCCTGAGTACTGGAATCTGAAGGAACTGGAAGGCGTGAAAGCGTCCCTGTCCGAGCAGAAGTGGCAAGCCCAGTGGCAGCAGGCTCCGACGAGTGAGGAAGGATCAATCATCAAGCGGGAATGGTGGAAGATGTGGACAAGGGAGAAGATTCCCGATTTGGTGCATGTCATCCAGAGCCTGGATACAGCCTATTCGAAAAAGGAAACGGCGGACTTTAGTGCCATTACCACGTGGGGTGTTTTCCGTCCCGTGGAGCACGGACCGCCTCACCTGATCCTGGTGGCGATGCGAAAGGGAAGGTGGGATTTTCCCGAACTGAAAAGGATCGCGCTGGAACAGTACAAGTACTGGGAACCCGAAACAATTCTGATTGAGGCCAAGGCCAGCGGACTGCCATTGACGCACGAGCTGCGCCAGGTGGGCATACCCGTTGTGACCTATACGCCGAGCAAGGGACAGGACAAGCATGTCCGCGTCAACTCGGTCGCTCCCCTTTTCGAGGCGGGGCACATATGGTGTCCGGACGAGAGGTGGGCGGAGGAAGTGATTGAAGAATGCGCCGCTTTCCCTTATGGTGAGCATGATGATTTAGTGGATTCAACCACGCAGGCTCTCCTGCGCTTCCGTCAGGGAAATTTTGTTCAACTCGAATCCGACTACAAGGATGAGCCGATGTATAT